CCTTTTCCTAAAATAGGATTATCTCCATCATTTTCTTTTCGTGCAAACACATATTCAGGAAGTGCTTGTAAGTAACTATGCATTCCCTTAATTTCTGAAATAGCACTGTTAGCAGTTTGTCCTGACTGCGCTTGCATCATAAATATTTTTCTATGGAAAGCATCAAAGAAATATAGACCTGCTTCCGTAGCTTGTACGGCCCATTGATGAATAGCTCCGTGAACTTTAGAATAGTAAATATGTTTACCAAATCCAAGACCTGTACCTAATTGAGTAGGAACTCCATCAGCAGTAGTAGTAACAGCAGCACGGTTAATGGTATATGCTCCCATTCCTCTATCTTGTAAAAAATATACAGTATCTTTCCAGTTGATTACTTTATTAATAGGACCGTAGTCATCTATATCATAATAGTTATTTATTCCGTATTTAGTCCAAGAATCTACTGTTTCTTCATTAATTTTTACATTAGATAAGTATGCTCTAATATCATTAGCTCCACAATTTTGCAAATCTGCAGGCTGTACATAGAATCCTAAATCGTCATTTTGACGAGAGTATACCATGTTATAGCTATACATATTTAATACTTCTGCATATGGTGCTTCAGCATTATTTGTTTCTTGTCTAAAAGCTGCTTCTAGTAAAGTATTTGATCCTCCTGTAAATTCATATTTAACTCCTGTGCGCAAAGTTGCTCCATTCGCTAATTCTAAATTTAATTCAGTTTCTAAAGCAATTATATCAGTAATAGTATTGTCTTTATGGTATTTATTATTACCGTAAAAAGCTGTATTAAATTCTACTAAACCTGTTTGGACTACAAACATGTTAACAAAAATATCTCCTCCAAATACTATAGGATTTGTATTTGCGGGATCAATGATTGGAGATGCAGGGATAAATTTATTAGCCTCTAAACTTGATTCAGTATATCCTCCATATACTTCTTGTTTTGGTAAAATGCATTCTGTGATAGGAAAATAATTATCGTAATCTCCAGTTGCTACAAAAGAAGTTCTATTTACAGGAAATACACTATTAGGAGCTTTAAAATAATCTTCAGTAGAACCTGTTATAGGCGTATTAGTAAAAAAGTCTGTATCAATTTTTTGTACTTTACCTATAACACTAGATCCTGCTTTAAAAAATTCAGGTACTTCACTTACTCCTAAACCTTGTTGAGGCCTATTAGGATTAACTTGTGGATCTCCTGCATCAAAATAATTATCCATGCACCAGTAATTTCGCATGTAATAACCAGAAAACATACTACTAGTTACCTTAGTTTCATAGTCAGAAGTGTCTTCCATTTTAAACTTAGCATTATGCTGCCAACGTTTAATATTTTCTATTGTATTAAAGTTTACAGGATATATATCATAATATTGATTTCTTATATCTTTAGAATCTTCCCCTAGATCTACATCACTCCAATCATGTGTAGAATTTGCCCAAGTAACTCTATTACTATAAGCTCCTGTAATTAGTAAACAAGGATTACCTCCTAAATTTAAGATTGAGTCTGCTACACTATTTTTATCAAAAGATATTTCTGGAGAATAAAATCCTAAATAAGATCCTAATCTATCGTAATTATAATATTGTGGAACATAACTACTAACTGAAGAATCTTCTAAAGTTGCAAAAGATGCATTATTTGCAGAAGAATCTGGATAATATGGATATAAATGTAAAACATTATTATTTTCATTTACTCGTAAATCAAATCCTCCTGTACCTGTAAAATGAGGTTCTAAAATTGGATTATAATAAAAACCTTTTAATAATCCTTGTGTCAATCTTCTTTTATCAGTACTTTCTCTTTTAACTCTAACAATTTGGTATCCAGTAATTTTATTTGCTAAACTAGGACAAGTACTAAAATCTATTTGAAATTCTATTCCCATAGAATATCCTACTGTGTCCTCACTTGCAGTCTTCTTTTTACTTAGTGGCCAGAACTTGTAACCAGAATTATTTGTTACAGAATCTACTTCAGAAATATCTGGAAATTTAATATCTCCAATATATTCTACAAAAGTAGCTTCCCCTTTGTTAGTGTAGAATACTATACCAAATCGATAAGTTTCTCCTCTTTTGTATCCACGTAATAATCCAGAAATAAATGGAGATGCGTAATTAGGAAATGTAGTATTAGCATAAGGGCCGTAGCCGTCATTTAAATCGTGTCCTGGTGAATCAGGAGTATCATTTACGTAAGTTAATCCTACAGTTTGCCCAGCAAGCACACTAGTTTCTTCTAAAGTAAATTCTTCTAAATGAAAATTATAAGTAATATTAGGGCCTTCTCCTCCTAATCGTAATCCATCAGATTGATATCTATATTGAGAATCTGTTTGCCAAGTTGGGTTCCAATGTGCATCAGAATTGTAATCTTTATTAAAAGCATTTTCTAGTATATCACCTGTAGGCAAAGTTTGCGCACTGTCGTATCTTCCAGTTTTTGCTTCAAATGTTTCTAAATCTTCAAGTAAGTCTTGCAGGCTTATTGTTGATTCTATAATGTTTGCAATTAATAAAGAGTTATCTTTTTGTGCAATAGTTTTAGGAGTTTTAAAAGCGTAGTTTCTTGCAAGAAAATCTAGTAACTCTAAGTCAAAGATAGTTGACTCTCCTCCTGTATAAGTAATCGTAATACTAGATTGATTGGCAATAGTCATTGTCTCAATAGATACTACTTCTGTAGTTGCAGTATCTGATGATTTATATATACCAATAAATTCTATTTTTTCAAAATCCCAATAATTAGTAGTATCTACAGTCACAGTAATTGCTTTTCCGCTATTGACTACTGTACTATTACCGTTATATTGATTAGATGGAATACCTGTCTCACTATCAGAAACAATATGGATCAGATTACTAGGCGGTGAAATTAAAGTTGTTTTTCCGTCATCTGTAATTAATCTAAATGCAATTTGATATTCTCCTGTAGTTAAACTACCCCCACCTGCTACTCCTACTAATAAAGGTTGAGTAAACTTAACATCTGGGAAGATATCTACAAGACCTACAGGTAAATCTACTAAACCAGGGCTTACTACATTAATAGATCTAAAAAAGTTATTATAATCTGTCCAATAAACTCTTTGAATGCAATCAGATTCGAATCTTCCTAATGCCTCAATTGGCCAAGTTTTTTTAAAGTTTAATGCTGCATTATAATATATAACAGCAAAAGTAGTAATTGCCTTGTTTGCTGGATCGTATTCTAAATTATAAATCCATCCTTTATCGCCATCATCATCAGCAACAAATAATATAATCTTTGTACGGATTGTAGCATATCCTATAATAGCAGGATTTAATGCTGTCCAAGGAGTTGTTCCAAAAGTACCTGATGTCTCAAGTTCTACTGCAAATTCGTTACCTTTTATGTTAGTAAATCCTCCAAGTGAATCTCCTGTTGTAGTAGTAATTCTTACATCTAAAGCATCAATATAAAAAGTAGCTGCCAAACTATCGTAGGCAGTATCTTTATTCATTCCTTGGTAGGTGTTTATATGTTGCTCCATGTTAAACTATTAGGATGTTGCTGGGTTTGGCCCATTGACACTTGGTGATACAGCATTAATAGTAGATACTAATGCTACGCCAGATTTAGGTCTAAATTTACGTTGTTCAGGTAACTGCATGTTAGCAAAGAAAGATGCATGGTCTTGCAATTGTGGAATAGTACGGACAACAGAGTTTTTAACTGTTTCTGCTTCGTCTACACCGTTCCATTGTTTAGCATGATTAACCGCTTGTGCAAAGTACCATTCTTTATCTTGCTCGATCATTTGATAAACCTGTGGGTTAATTTCTCCACGGATTAATAGTTTACGGGCAATACGTTGCGCTATGTAGTGTGCACCTGCTTCTAACCATTGTTGCTCTGCAGGAATAGTAGGATATCCACATTCGTCTGTAGGAATAGCACTGTATGACATTGCTACAAATCCTTCGTTCATAGAGCCAAAGATATATCCTTGTCCTACTGTGTATGTCTCA